ATCTTCTAGCGTTCGGTCGAAGCCCATGTTAACAGTATGGGGCCACTTGCCTAGCACCTGATTAATCAAGTGCCTAATAAAATATTGTCTAATGCGTTCTGTGCCGGGTGGGAGCGGCTACTTGCTGGGTTCCGATAGATTAACCCGTGGAATTGCACCACTATTACACTCCCGTAAACTTAGTAGTAATCAGCCTTTCTGGTCAGTTTTGGTTCGTCATCTGCCTCGTCACTGCCGAGGCTGAGGAACCCACCCTGTCTGAATCTGAGTAATGCCTGTGTCGATGAATCTACAAGGTCGTCATGTTCTCCTGCCGGAAAAGCCGCGAATTCGTTAATTACGTCCTCGGCAAATCGGGTTTCAGGACACCAGACAACGCCTGATGCGAACAAGTCAGCAACAGCGTTTACCCGCGCTATCTTGTCGTTGCCCCGTGTAGGGGTGAATTCGGAGACCGGAATGCCCATTGCCCGTAACTCAAAGATGAGCGGGGTTCCCGCTGCCTTGGCCTCAACTACAAAGGCATCGGGTTTAACGTCCTGATACATCTCGTAAGCTACTTTCTTGAGTTCAGGAAATTCGAGGCGTTCCTTGTAAGCATCCAGAAGGATGATGTTCGGTGTGGTAATGCCTTCATCGTCAGGGGAATAGAAAACCCCCCATGTGGTGCAGGCCGAGTAGTCAGCCCGTTGGGTCTTGAGAAAAGCGGTATCCCATGACTGGATCACGAACTCGCATTGGGGCGGGGATTCCTTCTCCCATGTCCTCCACCACTCCTTCTTGACCAGCGCCCCCTCCTCAGAGGTGGGATTCTGCTGGTATTGCGCGTTCCACTTGGCCGAGGGAAGCTCGGCCTTGAGTGAGTCCAGCTCCTTCAGGCTCCAGAACTCAGGCCACAAGGCATTGCCCGAAGGCATAATTGCAGGGAATTCAATGACTTCCCACTCATCAGTTCCTTCCCTTTGAGTCGAAGCCTTGATTATCTTCCCTGTCAGGTCGCGCATGTGCCACCGTGTCATCACGATCACAATAGCGCCACCGGGTTGTAAACGCTGGCGAGGGCCGGAGGTGTACCAGTCATACGTCTTGTCAAATACCGAGGGATCAATACTTTGACCTTCCTGCTCACTATGAGGGTCATCAATGATAAGCAGGTCTGCACCTTTACCAGTAACAGCTCCCCCAACCCCGATAGCAAAGTATTCGCCACCTTGATTGGTACTCCAGCGCCCAGCCGCCTTGGAGTCAGCCCTTAATGCCAGCTCTGGGAAAACCTTTTTAAAATCCTCGTCATCAACGAGGTTACGCACCTTGCGCCCGAATCCTACTGACAACTCAGCAGTATGGGCGGTCTGGATCACCTTCTTGTCAGGATACTGACCCAAGAACCATGCAGGTAACAGGTAAGAGGCAAATTCACTCTTGGTGTGCCGCGGCGGCATATTGACAATCAACCGCTTTAAATCGCCATCAGCGATACGCTTGAATGCCTCAGCCATAATCTGGTGGTGGCGCCCCTCAATGAAGGCAGGCCACATGTGTTTAACGAAATCCAAGAACCCAGCACGGGACTTTTCCCGCCGTTTGGCGGCATCCAGTGAGTCAAGCATATCAAGGATTTCTTTCTTACGGTCTACAGGAAGCCCATGAATACGGGCCTTCAGGGATGAATCGATAGTTAAAGCCATATATTTCCCTATACGTTAACTAACGGTACGTTTAGTAACTGACTGTTAATAACGGAATTTTTCATCCCAGAAAAATTCCATTTACCCAACCTCGTTATATATCGTAACGTGAATACTCGTTTGCTAAAGTCGGAAATACGATAATTGTAGCATATCGTACCTATTGACACCGACAAGTCAAGAGTTACAAGTTACAAAAACCAATTTTTTTTGCAAAAAATTTTTTTGGCATATTCGGACGGGCGCTTCCCTGTAAAAAAAAGGAGTAAGACAGATCACGAAAGAGGTGTGAGAAGTTACGTTTACTGAAAAGTTGGGAATTATATGAGCGGAATAGTATGTATATATAACGAACCGATTGTTGGCTCCGGGGGGGGGGTACTGTCATAGATCGAGCGTTATGAGACAGGACGGATGACCCCATGACACCTGTTATGTGATCCTGTGACATCTGCTAGGGGAATCGTGCTAACAGACATCGTATGGCTAACGTGCGTTATATGACGACAGGCGATAACTGACTGCACTGCTACCTGTATGGGATACCTTATACCAGACGTTATATGGTGAGACATGTGACTGTTACCTAACACCGAACGTATGGATCAGTGCAGTTCATCATCAGTTAACTCAAGTTCGGATAGCTTACGTTCTAACATCGCAGTGATCTCGACTGATGACTGGGGAGTAACGTCTGCTATCTGCGTAACAAATAGACCTGACGCCTTAGCGAGTATGTTCGCACTGGCTATCTGATCAGTGTTCAACGTGATCTCACCTTTGAGACATCGACGGACTGAATCGAGAGTTAGTTCTCTGTCGTTTAGGCTCTTAGCCCTATGTGCAGCCTCTTTTTGGCCGATCAGGTAGTCAAGATACCGGCTAACATGGGCCTTCTTCTTCTCCCTGTACGCGAGCTTTTGCACCGTAGTTGGCTTAGCCGTAGTACTGTAGGCATCTCGATAGCATTGGGTAGTGCTGAGTTTGCCTTCTGCCAGCAATCTGGTGAACGCAAGCTGGCGTGGGGTTAACTTTGAATCGCTAGGTTTCATTGGGTAAATCCTCTGTGTGATCCCCGGAATCATACGCCTCTGCCCCTGACATGTCACCAGCAGCAGGCTGCTGCGAGCTGTTATTTTCCATAACACTTCTCACTGGTCTTTGGACTATTTCCGTCTATTTTCACCTATTTCACGATAATTCCTCATAATTCTTTTATCTGACATCTGTAGTTAAATCAGTAACTTAGAGCCATATTAAAGTCTTCTCTAATTTATTTTCTCGTCTGCTGTTGATCTGTCAGCCGTAACGTGGTAATTTGCCAACTCTGTTGGCAAGCCGGGGCAACCGGAGGTTCTCGCCACAGCAAGCCCGAAGGATCGGGCTTCCGATTCGACAGCCGCAGGGTGCGGCGCGACAGCCACTCGCCCAGTCGCAGAATCGCAGCGCAGTCCACCGCCCGCGCTGACTAGAAGTAAGACGCGGGACTCCGGCGTTGGAAGCGACAGCTTCCTTTGATCCAGACACCTGAGCAGATACCTCACAGGGATTGCCCCAGCAAAAGTGAGGATTCAGGCAGACGGCTCCATCATTCAGAGATGCAAAGGGTTAACTTCACGAAGCAACGTGTCAATAAAAGACGCCAGTGCGGTTTCGAGGTTCTGACGGTCAACACCTGATGCGAGGTGTTCTGACGAGGGCCAGCAGGCCGAAACCGTTTCATTTATATGGATTCAAATCATGAAAATCACTTACGCAGCAACCAAACATTTTTGGGAGCGGATGCGCGAACGAGAATTGCCATACCAGCAAATCGCCGACGCCATCGAGCGTGGTGATAAGCGACCAAGGTTCGGTCAGGAAAATCTGTTCCTTAACATCAACCAGTCAGTGACAGTGGTGACCCACGAGATCGGGCGCACCTGCACCCTGATCACTGCCTACAAAACCGCAACATAACTAAATTATTATCGAAAAAGGAAACACGTTTATGAAAAATTTAAGACAACAAAGCGAATACAAAGATATTTATGACTGGCTGCTAGCCGTCTGTACACCTGAGATCGTCGAAAGATTAGACGGCACACTAGGCGATCACGAAGCAGATCGCGTGTTAGCTTCTTTCCTGGCAGACGTTCATTCTGACGGACACATCGAGATTTATCGTGGCTACACCATTTCGAAAAATCCTGAAATCAACAGCTTCGACGAGCTTGCCGAAGAAACTTGGCAACTTGGGACGCGGTACTCATCAACCCACTGTTGGGAAACAGAGATATATTCTTCGCTTGATGAGGTTCTAGTTGAAGTCGATAGCATCAAAACCGACTGCCCGGAAATAACCATTAGTCTTTTCCGTGGCGATACGCCAATTGATACTGTCGAAATTGAATACGCCGTTGGTTGCCGCGAAACTGGTGACATCATCGACACCTTCAACGACATAGACCAAGCGAAAAAAGCTCTAGACGATTATGAAAAAGCTGACACGGATGAAGGCATCTTCAAGGCAAAATTTTACGCTTATTGGGCAGTGCCGGACACCTCTACAATTTAGAAACGAGTCTATATCGAAGGCACTGGGAACCAGTGCCTTCTATTATGGGTTCCACCCATTAAGAAGTACCAGTTGTAACATTTAATATATGCAAAAGGAAAACGACATGAAACGTAAACCGAAAGACAAACCTGTTGAAGCCATCCATACCGATATGGTATCGGACGCTGTGAAGATGGCGGCTAACAACTACATGCTCGTCGATGTCTCTGTGTCATTCTGGGACGGAATCGGCAAATTTGAGAAAGCAGCCGCCAAGGCGGCGAAAGCTGCCGGAGCTGAAGAAGAAGGCACTCGCCTCTATAAAGATTTGATGGGCGGCAATAAATCGCACCTCGATGCTGTCAACAGGAAGCACCGCAGGCTGCGAACCTATGTTAACGAGCAAGCACTTCAGACAGCTCCTAAACAGAAGGGGCGTGATCGTCGGGGGAAGAAGATGCTTCACATTAATCGCATCCCAGAAGTACTGGGTCGGCTTAAAGAGTTGAGTGCAATCGCTGACGCAGCCGCTGACTCGTTCTGCGACGATTATGAAAAATTCAGAGACTACGCCCTATCCACAACATTCGGTAGCTGGCGGACAGAAGCAGCTAGTTTATTCCCGACAGTTGAAGACGTGAGGCTGAAGTTCCATGCCAGCATCAGCAACCCGGAGCCAATTCCTGCTATCGACATGAAGCGATTCGGGAGTATCCCAGCAGAAATGTTAGGAAGAATCGTTGAGGCATCCAATGCCGCCATCGCTACGCAGTTGGAAACAGCGAAGCACGATGCGATTAACAGGTCGCTGGTAGCTGCTGAAAAAGCACTCAAGCAACTAACTACTGGAAAGCGCTTCCATCAGACAGTGATCGACGACGTCGTGCGTGAAGCAACCAAGCTGCAAGAAATTGCTGACGGCTACGACCGAGACCCTCGGGTTAGAAGCATTGCCAAGTCTATGCTGACTGAAGTTGCCAATGTGTCGAGCGTCGATAGTTGGACGCACAACGAGACTGCGAAGCTCGACGCCAAGACCGCTGCCGATATCGCCGTGAAGAATTTACGGCGCATGACAGAGGCTCCAGCGATTGCACCCCAGCCAGTATCCACTACTGCTGAGGAATTAGTAGTACCGGATGCGATAGCAGACCTGATCTAAACAACTAAATTCATTGAAAAAAAGGAAATAAAAGTTATGCCTATATTAGCCACACACACACAACTGATTAACCACGCCAAGATTGCGATGAACACCGTCCCGCAGATGCCTATCCTTGCAGTAGGGGCTGCTGGTACTGGTAAGTCGTATCTGTTCACTAAGACCTATCGACAGCTCTGGGCTGACGCTAACAACGTACCCGTTGCAGAAGTTGCCGTTATCGTCGAGCGTTGCGCTGATCGTGATGCCGCAGAATTTGCGGGGCTCATGATGCCAGCCAAGGTGAAGGACGAGCACGGTAAGGACGACATTGTCACCAAGTCAATCAAGCCTGACTTGCTCCGCAAGATTGAAGCGAAACGCGCACAGGGTTACAAGTTCATCCTGTTGGTACTTGACGAAATTTGTCAGGCTGATGCCAGCGTCCAGAAGGTGTTGTCACCTGTTATTGATCGCAAAGAGAACACCCTTGGCGGTCATGATCTTGGTGCTGGTATCTTTGTTTGCGGGAATGGCAATCGATTGAAAGACAAGTCGGGCGCGCAGAACATTCTGGCTCACCTCAAGGACAGAGCTTTGTTCTTTGAGATGGTAGGGTATAACGACGATACAGTTGAGGGATGGGTTCGGGACTACGCCGAACCAAGCGGTCTCAATATGTTACTCATCGATTGTGCGCGTGAAAATGCGAACGCGCTGTTCGATGACACGCCGCCGTCAAACGGTGATCCAATGTGTTCGTTTCGATCACTGACCAACGTCAGCGCCTTACTCACGACTTATCTAGAGCAAGGCGGTGACCCAGAAATCTCTCAGTCAATGGAGAGACTAATCGCAGCGGCTGTTGGTGATCGAGCAGCATGCATTATCGCTGACTACTGCGAGACTGTAGCTCTGGGAGTGCCGACACGCGACGAGATACTGGCTGATCCAGAAGGCGCGAACGTGCCAGATGTCACAGGTTCGCAGAATTCAGCGGGAACCTTGGCGCTATCCATAGCCACTGACTCAGCCAGCACTGATGCTGCAATCAAGTACATCGTGCGCCTGCGTCCTGACCTTCAGGTGCAGCTTGGCGCTCGACTGTTAGCCAAAGCGGAGCGTATTGGCGCTTGCATGACCAGCGCCACTGCCACTTCATTCATTAGCCAGCACATTGATCTGATCGAGCTGGCTGCGGAGCTAGGAGTATCTTAATGAAAGCGATTCCACACTTTCAAAACGAACTGCCGGAGATGTCTGAGCATAAAGACTTCTCAGCAGCGATGGTAACCCTCTCAGCAGTTGCGAGAGTGTACTGGCGGATGGTCATCATGCACGATGTGATCTGGACGTACCGCTTGCCTACGGCAGCGACAGATGGTGTCTATATATATGTTAACCCCAACTTTTTTCTGGGGTTGCAGAATCACTCTCAGCGAGCATTTCTGTTGGGGCATGAGGTTGGACACATCGTCTTGCGACACCCGCAGCGGGGCAAAGTGTTCCGCACTCGTGGGTTCTTTCGCATCATCGACGGCGTCAAGATTCCCTTCGATCACCGCCGGTACAACGAGGCAGCAGATGATGTCATCAATGCTGACCTGATTGCACATGGCCTTGAAGTCATCGATGGCGCGATGCTTGATGATCGCTTCACGCGAGATCACCTCGTCGATGAAGCCTACCTCGAACTGACCGAAGAGCTGGAGCAAGAGGCTGGCGAACAGGAAGGTGAAGGCGAAGATGAAGGCGAAGGCGAAGATGAAGGCGAAGGCGGCGGCGGTCAGGGTGGAGAATCCGACCCTACTGCTGACGAGTCAGGAGTAAGCGAGGGTAGTTCTGGTGGGCCTGGCGATGATTCAGAATCTTCTGAAGAATCAAGCGGTTCCGGCTCAGAAAGTGACTCCGACTCCGACGGTGACCCTGAGCCTACGCCCAGTGACGGGCATGACGATCACCTCGAACCGAAGTATGACGGTACGCCCGAAGAGGTGGAGCAAGCCGAGCGTGAAGACGCCGCCAAGATCGACAAGTCTCTGGACAAGGGCGTTGAGGATCAGGAGCAAGCCATTGAGGACGGTGAGCATCAGGACATTGGCTACGGCGGGGGTATCGGCGGGGCAGTGAAGGCCAGCGAGACACGCCACTCTGCCGAGATCAGCTTCAAGGAAGCTTTCGCTGATCTG